GATGATCCAGCCGGCCGCCTTGGCGTCCGCGATCATCACGTCCCAGTCCTCGCTCGCATAGGTGTTCGGGTAGCTTGCCGGGCAGGAATCGCAGCAGACCTGGTGCCGGCCTTCGTGGGAGACGATGCTCATAGCGCTGGCACCTCCTTAGCCTGAGGCATGCCGTCGTGCTCCACGCCGTCGAGAAGGCGGTCGGCGCGGTGCTTGCCGACCCGTGCACTAAAGCAGCCGTCGCCCCAATCTATAACCTCCTGGCATTCCGACCACCGAACGCGGCCCGGCCCGCCGCCGACCCACCCGCCCCATTGCTTGAAGAAAAACGGGACGCCCGCTGCCGCGCACTGATCGCGGATCGAGCGTGCCCAGTCCGGGTGCATCGGGCGGGCATGCGGACCGCTCTCGCCGCCGACGATGATCCAGTCGAGCTTGGCGCCGGCTCCGCAATCCCCAATTCCGTGAACGCGGGCTTTAAGCGGATCGCAGCCGGGCGCGCTGTCGGCCGGGAACTGATGTTCCCAGCCGGTGAGGGCATCCCATTCAATACGCCTGGGTCCATATCCATGCGTCTGCCGCACGCCGAGATTGATTCGGGTGAAATCAATCGGCCCCAGCAGCGGCTCGGCCGAGACGAAGCGGATCGCCGCGGGCGTTGCGAGCAGGTCTGGAATGCGCTCGTCGGTCTCCTCCTGACGCTCGGCCGAGACGCCAAGCCAGGCATTGCGGAGGGGCCAGATCGCGTCGAGGGCGACATTGGTGTAGGCGCAGTTGTCGCCATGATCGCGCTGCTGGATGCGCCCTATCCTCTCGGTCACGTCCTGGGCCAAAAGATAGTCGTGCATGCGCTTCGAGCGCTTGGTCAGCACCTGGTAGGTGTGCCAATGCGCCTCGGCCATGACCGCGAAGACGCGATCGATCCATTCGTCCGGCACGTGCTCGTGGAAGAGGTCGCCCATGGAATTGACGAAGACCATGCGCGGCCTTTTCCAGCGGAGCGGCTCGGAACGGATCCTCTCGGGCGCGAGGGCGAGCCTGCCGGTCCACACGGCCTTGCCCTTCACCCGGCGGGTGGTGCCTTCGTAGTGCGTGTGCCGCCCGAGGCCTGCCGACATCGCCTCGATGCGCGCGGCCATGTCCATCGCATAGCAGTTCGTGCAGCCGGGCGAGACGATGTCGCAGCCGACGATGGGGTTCCACGTCGCGTCCGTCCATTCGATGGGGGATTTGTCGGCCATCACGCGGAACCTTCCGGTTCGATGGAGCCGAGGCGGATGGCGGCGAGGCGGGCGCGGGCTCCGTTCACGATGGCGTCCAGCACCTTCTCGTCGCCGCCGAGCCTGACGCAGTAAAGCGTGATGCCGACCAGCACGCTCTCGGTGACGAGCAAGATCTCCTCCACCGTGCCGCCGCTCTCGGTCACGGGCTTCACGATCGAGGCGACGATTTCCGGCGCGAGCCGGTTGTGCAGCTCAGCGGCCCGCTCGGCTGCGGGGCGGGGTGGGCGTAAAGGGGCTCCCCGGCGTCAGCTTCCGCTCGCACACGGGCGGCGGCAGTGAGGGCGGCTGTCATGCCGTCCCTGGTATTGCGGGGCACATCTTCCTCGCACCAATACTTCCGCCAAGCTTCACGGGCCGCCCCGATTTCCTTGTCACTAACCTCAATCGTCATCTTCGTGGCCCTCAGCCCCGCATAGTCTGGTGTGGTGGTCATGCTGCCTCTCCGATTTCCGCCAGATGACAAAGGAAGTCGCATGCCGGCTGGATCGGGTTCGTTGTCGGCCAGTCGGCTGGGATTTCATCGATAAACGCGCGCTCGCCCTTGATCCGGCAAAGGCGAACGTCCAGTTCGCGGGAGAGCTTCGCCATCCGCTCGAACTGTTCAGGGTGCGTCTGGCGCACCAGAGACCAATAGTCGGGTGAGGTGGCCTTAACGTAGGGAATGCAATTGTTGTTGTGGAAGCCTAGGCGGTACATGACGGGCAATTCGATCCCCGCGCCTTGGATCATTGCCAGCACGGCCTCTTTCGTCAGCCCAGCATCGATAAGCGGTGTCTTGATCGTCAGTTCAGGATAGTTCTCGCGAAGCCTAGTTGCCCGTTTCACATCGAGCGCATCAGCCGTGTAGCCGAACACATGAATGTCAGTTGGGCGCTGGAAAGCGAGACGCGGCGCAACCTTTAACTCCGTAGTGCATCGCGCTCCATCGATACCAGCAAGCCAGCGGGTTTTCTCCCACACGTCCCAAGTATCGGTGTAACTGTCGGACCTAAGCTGGACGACTGGCGCATTGAACCAGCGTGTGCAATCCGCTTCAAAACGGTCGCTATCGGGGTGCTCCGATCCAGTTACACAGGTGGCTATCACGGCTTGAGGGTTATCCCTAAGCGTTAGCTTGGCCGCTACGGCACTGGCAGCACCGCGCGAAAACCAGACAACTATGCGCCTGCTCATTGCTGTGCCTCGTCGTAGGAGAGGATGGCGTCGGCGATGGCTTGTGAGGCGGAAATGTATCCCAGCCTCAGCATTGGATCTTGGACGTCTGCCGGTGTCGGGACGTGCCGCGCTATCTCTGCCGCCCGCTGGCGCTCACGCAGGAGAGCATCGGCGATGATGCGGAGATTGCCATCTCTCGTCGTGCATTCGGTATCGCAGGCAACCCTCATTGCCGCCTGCATGATCTCTTCTGGTATTCTATCGGTCATGGTCGGTGGCCTCCTGATAGAGTGAGCGAGCAAGCGCCCTGTCCAGCAATTCCATGGGCGTGGCCGGCGCGAGCCGGTTGTGCAGCTCAGCGGCCCGCTCGGAACGGCGCGTCTCAGCCATGCGCCGCTCCCCAGGTGTAGCCGATCCAGAGCGCCACAAGGGCGAGGGCGACGATGGAGACGATGAGGACGCGCTCGACGCGGAGGAGGTCGGGGCCGTGCACCTCCTCCTCCGCGCAGCGCTCGGCGCACATGCATTCGGGGAAGTTCGGGCAGCCGGCGACATCCTCCAGCGGCACGCCGTTCTCGCCCGGCCAGCGCGCGCCGCTCACGACGCCACCCCCGCAAGCACGAGCATCGCGCCGATCAGGAAATACATCAGGGCCACGCCGGCCACGAGATCGGAGAGGAAGCCCCTCAGGGTCATCGCCTCGTCCGGCGCCGGGGAATGAAAAAAGGGATTGCGCTTCATTTCATGCTCCCTCGCTTGCCGCCCGGAGAGGGCCGCACCGGGCAGGAGGAGGGAACCCGGCGCGGCCCTGGGCGGAGGCTTGCGCGCCACGAACACGGAACTGGCACGCGGGGAGATGGTAGGAACTGCCTACCTACATGTCAAGCGAAAAATGTAGGTGTATCTTACCTACCGTAAGGGATCGGTCCGTCGAATTGGGAACAACGGCGGGAAGGCGCGGAACGATTCGCGTGCTACGATAGCCGGCAAAGTAAGGGTGGCGCTGATTTTGCCGAACGGGCTGGGCCTATTTAGCCGCTGCCCCCTTCGCGAGCAGCCTGCCAATTTCAACAAGCAGCCGGCCTACTTCCTGGCGGTCTTCATCGGTAAGGGCCGCCACGGGCCGCAGCGCCTCAACAAAGGCGGCGGCGGGATCGGGCGCGAAGGATCGCTCCAGGCGCACGAGAATTTCGGCATTCATGGAGCGGCCGCTATCGATAGCGGCATGCGCTAGCTTCTTTTTCAGCTGCGGGGTCAAGCGTAGATTGTGGCGTGGATCTTCAGTGGTCGCCATCCCGGCCTTATGGCCTAAAGATTTGATTTGCGGAATGGTACATTATTGGTGGAAATGTGCCACCGCTGTGCCATTCTGCCGGCGGGTGGAGAAAGGTCGTTGACCGTTGCGCGTGAAAATGTTCCTATAATGTTCGCGCTGCAAGGCGGGGAGGGTGCTGCTGTACGATGCCTGCAAGAGTGAAACTGCTCGAGGCGGCTACGCTGTTTTGCCGTCTCTCGAAGGCCGATCAGCTGGTTGTTCTTCAGAGGATGAGAGAGATGCTAGCCGCCTCATCATCCCGAGGAGAAGATCCTGATCATCAGGGTGAAGCTTTGGAAAGCCCTCAATCAGCTCATCGAGCTTAGACGCGCTGCCGGTATTCTTCCGGACTGGCGCCTCGCCCTTGTTGGAGATTAGCCATTCTTCGGAAACCTCCAGCAGCTTCGCCAGCTCCGGAAGCTTATCCACAGAAGGCTTGCTCTGATCGTTTTCCCACTGGGTGACGGACACTCGGCGGATGCCGAAGTGGTCGGCAATGGCCTGTTGAGACAGGTCCCGTGCCTTCCGAGCGTAGCGGATTCTTGCCCCTAGCGTGTCCATGGAGCCCTCTGTAGCAATTACATACGTCAGATTCACCTACATAGGTACTTGACAAAGTAGGTAAGATATGCCTACCAACTTACCTACTATGGATGATGCGGTTAGACGTGCGATCGAGCGTGCTGGTGGAATCGTGGCTCTCTCGCGGGGCCTCGGGATCAGCCACAACGCGATATACTCGTGGAGACGGGTTCCGCCTGAGCGCGTGCTCGAAGTCGAGCGCATTACCGGTATTTCTCGACATGAACTCAGGCCGGACATCTTCGGCCCTGCACCGCAGGAGGCCGCCGAATGATCTCCGTGCGCAAGCTTTCCTCCCAGAACCGCGTTCCGCCAGGAGATGCGGCGCCTGCCGCGCCTTCCGCCAATCCCCACCGCCCCCCGGCGGGAGGCGCGGCCTCTTTCTCTTTGAAGCTCCAGCTTTCCGAGCCGGTGCAGGTGCTGCTCGCCGTGGTGGCGGCGCACGACCGGACCACGCCCGAGGCCTTCATCGGCCGCGCCGTCTGCGCCCGGGCGGAGGAGATCGGCATTCAGAACCTGAGCCTGACGGACGGCGCCCGGACGGGCGCCGGGTTCAAGGCCGCATTGCAGGGTGGGGAAGTGGCATCCCGCCTGGCTCATAACCAGGAGGTCGCCCGTTCGAATCGGGCCCCTGCAACCAGGATAACCCCCGAGCGAGCGTCGTACACCGGGGGCGGCAATCCGGCCGCCCCCGAAGGCGGGGACGCGGCGCGCGCTCCGCCGTGAGATGAAGGTTTCGCGGGTGAAGTCTCTCGTTTCCATGCCCGCATTGTGAACAGCCAACGCCTT